GGCTTACAGCTTGTTTCAAGATTTGAACGCTGATTTGCTTACCGCCAGTACCTTCCATCACTGCTGTGTTACCACCAGTGTAGGATGTAGCTGTGCTTGTTCCTTGAGGAACAGTAGAGTAAGCTGTAGCAATTGTGAATGGGCTCAATGCTTCTTGGCCAGCTGTAACAGAAGTTGCAGCAGCAGAATTGTCAGTCAAGCTCTGTGCATATCGCACACGCAAGGTGTGAATTTGACCAACAGGGCCGGTCATTGGCTGAACACCAACCAACTCGTTAGCAATAACAGTTGGCATCACACGACGGATAACTGGCAGAATCACACGGTTAAGTGTGGCAATGTTGCCAGAAGAGGTTGATCCAGCACTTGCATTCTCTTTCAAGTAACGCTTGGTGTTTTCCAGGATAACACTCATTGAGTTGCGCTTGGTGCCGTTTAGACCTTCAAGCAGAGCTTCTTTAGTCTCGCTCCAGCGACTTTCTAAAAGTTCTTGTGACATTTAAGTCTCCTAAATTTTTATTATCACAGTCCGGCCAGTCTCTTGAGGTCAATCACATTGCTGCGATCATCATCAGAAGCTGACTTTTGTGGAACTGTCTTATCACCGGTAACTGCGGATACTTGCTCAGAGATCACCTTGCGGGCTTTTACTGATCGGTCTTCCAACACTGCTGGTAGATACTTTTCGAATGCGTTTTTCAAACGGTTAGTTTGGACGCTTTCAAGCAAATTACGCATGACTTCTTGTTTTTCCTTATTCAAGGGACGTAGCAATTCATCCATTGTGCTTTCACGCTCATTGGATTCTTTAATCATACGCAGTTCGCGCTCTTTATTCTCAACCAAGACTTTGGCTTTCATGGTGAGACGAATTGCCTCGGACAATTTCTTGTCTTTGTGCGCAATTGTGTCATGCAACTTACGAACTTCGGCTTTCTCATTCAAGTGAGTAGCACCAAATTCAGTGGCATACGCTTCGAAGATACGACGACCAAAATTGTTCTCGCGAGCAACTTTGATGTCTTCTTGCAATTGGTTCAGTTCAGCCTTCAAGTGACGGCTAACAGCAGAACTCATTTTTTGTGCAGATTCTTTTACAAATCGCACTTTGAGTCCTTCTAGCTTTTCACGAGCTTCACGCACCAGACGTACTTTTGTCTCTACGACATCACGCTTGTCTTTTGCGAATTCTGTGATTTCTCTAGCTAGAGCCTGCACCACGAAGTTTTCAAGTTTTGCAACTCCTTCGGTGTGCATTTTACGGTCTTTACGCAGTTCAGAAATTTCTTCAGAAAGTTTGGTAACCAAAAAGCTGTTAAACTTTGTGGCTGACTCTTTCATCTTGTGTTGAAACTTCACACGGTCTTCGGCCAAGTTGCGCTTTTCAGCAGCAATACCAGCCAATTCTCCTGCGAGACCTTCTGTTACCATCTTATCTAGGGCTTCTACCATCACTGACTTGTCGTGCTCATAGCGTTGTGCAAACTCCTCACGAAGTTCAGCACGAACCAACTCACGAGCTTCTGTCAGTTTAGATTCCCAAGCTTCGTTGAGTTCCTTACTGACATCTTCGTTGATTAGTCCGCTATCTAGCAATGGTTTAATAGCATCAAACATGCCTCATTCTCCTTAGATTTTAAGTTCTCGGATAAGGCGTTTAACCTCACCTGCGAGATACTTCTTCACTTTGTCGTCCTGACCAGACTCTCTAGCCATCTCTAAGATCTTATGACCGTTTCTCATGTTCATGAGACCTTCATAGATTGCTGTAGGATACGCATTAGGAGCACTGGGTTGGGCAACCACATCTATAGTGACTATTTCAAAGTCACTTACATGTCCTGTTCTGTCATCAACATTACCTGATCCACGACTGCTAACACCCAGCTTCACGCCAGATGTCAACAGAGTCTTTATCAATTCACCCATTGGGGTTGGCAGAATTTTCAACTTGCCGCAACCAGCATGTCCGTCCATCCACATGCCTTCAACTGTGTGGCACACACGATCCAAGTTAATCTTGAGATCGTCTGGATGGTCCACTTCACCTAAAACGGAGTTACCGTTACGGATCTGCTCGTTGATGGTTTCTACTGCCTTGATAATTTCGTGTCGAGGATAGATACGCTCATTTGCATTCTTCTTGTCGCCTTCAATGCAAATGCCTTTGAGATAGAGGTGCTTTTTGCCGCCAACATCAGCTTCTTCCAAAACTTGGATGTTGGCTTGACTGAAAGTAAGATCTTCTCTTAGGTATCTAGATGACATCTAATTAACCCTTTTTACCGCGTGGCAGTGGGCTGGTGTTGTTCACGCCTGATGCTTGGCCCAAATGTGGCTTGGTAGCAGGCTTGAGATCTTGTGTGGATTGAGCAGGTGTGTTACCCACTTTACCAATCAAGTCTTTGGTTGAGTTGCGATAAGCAGGGGTGTCGTGATGACCGCCGCCGTCTGTTCCAGTGTGAACAGGCTTGCTGGCCATACCAGCTGCACCTGAGTTAAATGCTACAGGACCTGCTTTGCCATTACCTTGTTCAGCGGTAACTGGCTTTGGGGCTGCTTTCAAGCTGATGGCTTCCATCATGCCTGGTTCCATTTCGCCGGTATCGTCCATTTCAATAGCGTCGCCGCCTTCTTCAGGACCAAAACCGTCGCCGTCACCCATGCCCATTTCATCACCGCCCATGGCAGCTTCAAACTCGGCCATCAACTGGTCCAGTTTGTCTTCTAAATTCATGATGTCGTCTTTGGTAGCAGCTTCATCGCTACCGCCAAACTCATCGTGATCAGTTTCAATGTCGTGTGTTAGATCGTCACCAGCTTCTTCAGCTTCGTCGTCAAATTCAGCGTCAGCGTCATCTTCGCTTTCCATGCTCATTTCTTCTTCAGTTTCAACGTTGTCGATCAAGTCATCGCTAGCGTCTCCGCCCATGGCCATGCCTTCGTCAAGGTCGTCTTCTTCTGCTTCGTCGAGCTCTTCTTCAGCTTCTTCAGCCATTAAGTTTTCATAGATCTGACGGCTTTTTTCCACAACGATGTCATGGAAAAGTTCTTGGGCCTTGGCCTCTTCGTCGTTGATCACATATTCGATCAATTGTTCAAAACGGTTCATATTGGGTAAACTCCTATAGGTAAAGTGTGCTGTTATTTAATATAACAGTCAAAAACTATAGTGATTAACCCTCAAAACGGCTGTTTTTTCTCGCCGAACAATTAGGCTATAGGTTGTGCTGGAGGTTGATACTGCTTGCGTATCAATTTGAGTTTGTCTTTAAACTCTACTGAACGAATGTCGTTCATTTTGCGCAGCTTGTTTAACTGACGCAAGGTCAAGCGAGTCTTGCGCAAGTCACTGAGTTGCAATTGACTGTTGTCTTGGCTCAAGTCTTGATAGGCTTGAGGCTGTTGATTGTAGATTTCTGTCAGTAGCATGTTGTTATTTATAACGTTCCAGGTGCGCCCGGGCCAGCTGCTGGAGGTGCTGCACCAGGACCTGTCATGCCTTCTGCACCTGGTTGATTCATAGCAGCCATTTCTTCACCTGTAGCAATGTCAGCTTCCATACCGCTAGGTGTTACACCCACAGCTCGCAAGTCGCTACCAGCCACAGGAGGTGCGTCAACATCGTCGTGCTCTTCACGCCACATTTCTTCGTTCTTCTGAATTTCATCTTCAGTCAAACCCAAGAAACGCTCTAGCATAAAACGCTTGCTCATGTAAGGCAATGGTTCTAATGCTGTAAATGACGTTATTCTGGTGTTATCAAGCTCTGATTGACGATAACTTGCAAAGTTTTGAGGTGCATTAAACTTGATGTTGAACAGGCTTGAGTCAATATTAAACCCGCGCCACTTCAAGAACATCTTGAATTCGTCGTCTAATTTCTGCACAATTAGTGCTTGCAAACGCTCACAATACTGGTTGAATCTATACTCTTGGATAAGGGCTGTGCCTACTTTTCCGTCACTTGTAACACGGTCTGAATCGTCTGGGCCAGTGGGCAAATAGCTAGATGGCACACGCAAACCACGGGCCATTTTGTTGTTAAAATACTTTAAATCGTCAATTTCGCCCAAGTTCTGACCGCCGGGCAACACTTCAACTGATGATCCACGTCCGTCTTGACCTTGGGGAAAGAAGTAGTCTTCGTTGATTGACAGCGGGTTATAACTGCTGTCCATCATGTTGTTTCCGCCACCTGTTGTGGTGGGAATTCTGCGCTGGTGCATTTCGTTTTTCACACGTTCCACAAATTGCATGGCAAGGTGACTTGGCATGTTGCCCACGTCAATCTTGAAGATTCTGCGTTCTGGAGCACGTTGCACACGATAAATCAAGATGGCATCTTCTAGCAATTGCTTTTGTTTGAACACCATGTAGATGTTTTCTAGTATGCTTTTGCCAAATGGCCAGAATGTGTCCAGGCCTTCATTCAAACTCATATGCACCACGTGCTTGGCGTCTAAGCAAACTTCGTTCATGGCAGTCATGAAACGACTGTTGCCCACGCCACCACCTGTGCCGCCGTTGGGCATGGTATAGTTAGAGCTACCTGAAATTGATCCTGTAACAGGATTGGTCATGTAGTCTGTGGTGGTCTTTGCTGCCACAGTCATATTCTGGAAGTTGGGATTGATATCACGAATCACATACTGCTCAGGACGCTTGCCTTCTGACTCGTTCACAATCACACGGGCCAACTTGCTCATGTCCACCCACATCATTTCAAATGTTTCTGGATCACGCACAAAGATTTGATCGCCGTACTTGATGGTGTTGCGG